GGTTTACCTCCAACTAAGCGTCTAGATACCTATCTATCATATCGCCTAGCACCTTGTTCTGTCTAGTATGACAGTGTGCGCACTGCTTGTCTCCAAACTCTACGCCGGGCACTACCCCTAACAAGTGCGCTTATCCTCTCTAGAAACAGGATTATTAGCGCCAACCCTTGTAACAACGTCTTGCTACAGTATTAATAATAACATCACTGCAACAAAAGTCAACCACTTTTTTACATTTTTTTAAATTATTTTTCTGCAGGATAGTAGTATGGACGATAAGAACGTGAGTTGTTATCAAACATGTTCTGTGTCATACCGTCTGCATCAAAGTTGCCTTTGGTGTTTGCACTTGCTGAGAAGTTCATAGAGAATGTTGCTACACCTCTACCTTCTGCGTTGCCATTCATTTGTGCTTCTCCACTGTTGCGGCCGTCTTGTACAAAGCTACCGTCGTCCATAAATGCGTGAGCAGGACCAAATGTGAATAGTACTGTGCTGATTGCGATTGTTGCGTATGCGATTAAAGTTTTCATTTCGTTTCTCCTATGTTATGAAATTTTAGTCACAAAAAAAGGCGACCTGTGTCAGCCTTTCTTGCATCGCTAACTGGGTCGCCTTCTTATTGTTTTTACTATTATACAGTTATTTATAATATTAGCAAGTACTAATTAACCTTTGTTGTCCAAAGAAAGATACCCCTTGTACAAAGAAAGACATCATTTAGTCAAAAAAATAGGCCCCGTAGGGCCTATTTTAGTTAGTTATAAAATAACTTAGCTGAAGCTTACGTTACCGTTAGTAATTGCAACTTTACCTAAGTAGTCAGCTGCGTTACCTAGTGAACTTGCACTGTTGCTTAGTTCAACATAACCATAGCGTGTCATGAAGCTTACTACTGGCTCGAATGTATCTGGATCCAGTACAACACCGCTTGACATTAATGGAATGTATGGGCAGTAGAATGCTGCTGCATCTGATTCGCTTGAACCTTTGTAACCAACTAGTACTGCTGCATCATCTGCACTGTATGTGTTTACATACACACGCATTGCGTTGTTTAGTGTACCAACCATTTTAGTGTTAGTTGGTGCTTCAAATGTACCTTCAGTAGTACGTGCAAACGCTGAAGTAGTTGCTGACTGTAGGATTGTAAGCGCGAATGGCGATACAACTGCCCAGTTACCAGCACCACGACGTGTGCGTTGTGCAATCAAGTTTGATACACGGTTGATTTGAACTGCAAGAGCTGCGTGTTCGTCACCAACAAATGTAGCTGTACCTGATACTGCTGCTTGGTCATATGTTTCTGCTGCTGTACCTGCAAGTGAGTCTAGGCTAGCTAGAACTTCTTGGTCGATTTCAGCAGTAATTTCTTGTGCTAGAGCAGCCATAATTTCTGCTTCAACATCAATACCGTGCATTGCTTGCGCATCTTGAGCCGCTTCGAATGTCCAGCGAGCTGATAGCTTGCGTGATTTCGCTTCGACTGTTTGCTTCAAGATTTGGATTGACATTCTGTTACCAGCTGTGCCTTCCATTGACGCTGTTGAGCTTGGTGCTGCGCTTGAACCTGCTGCACCTGAATAGCTTTCAGCAATCTTGAATGGTGAAAGTGCTTCTTCACCTGCTGTTGCGCCGTTATTGCCGTCTGCATAACGTACACGTAGTGTGTGGATTTGACCCACTGGACCAGTCATTGGCTGTACGCCAACTAATTCGTTTGCAATGACAGTTGGCATTACACGTCTGATAACTGGTAGGATAACTCTGTTAAGAGTTGCGACATTGCCAGCAGAAGTAGCACCTGCAGTTGCACTTTCACTCAAATACTTGCGAGTATTTTCTAGTGTGGAAGCCATTACTGCTTTCTTGTTACCTGATAGGCCTTCAAGAAGTGCGCCTTTTGTCTCTTGCCAGCGACTTTCTAGTAGTTCTGACATCATTTTCTCCTTAATTTAAACCAGCTAGACGCTTGATGTCAACAACATTGTTATCACTTGCGTCTGCTTTACTACTATTTGTATTTTCTCTATTGCCTGTTACTTCTTTGCCTTCTGATAATACTGCCTTCTGCTTGGCTGGAGAGCCCTTACTACCATTAATAACTGATGGTAAGTACTTGTCAAACGCCGCTTGTAATTTTGGTGTCTGAACTGATTCCAGTAAGTCTGTCATGATTTCTTTTTGATCTTTACTTAGTGGACCTAATAGATCATTAAGAGTATCTTTTCTTTGTGCGCTTTCTAGTACACGAGAAACTTCTTTTTGCTTGTCTTCTGCAAGCTTGATTGCTTTTGCATTTAAGACTTTTGCTTCTGCAAGTTGCTTGTCTTTTAACTCAACAACTTTCATTAGCTTTGCAGTTTCTGAATTTTCATTTAGATAGCTTGTACTGTATTCTGAAGCAAACGCTTCAAATAACTTACGACCAAAGTCGTTTTTACGAGCTTCATCAATGTCTTCTTTAAGTTGACCAATTTCTCCTTTAAGAGTCTTGTCAACAGTTTCAGAAATAAGTGATGCACTCTTTGAAATAAAGTCTTTTTTAACTTTTTCAAGGTGTGATTTGGCTTCTCTTACTAGACGCACTTTTGTTTCTGCTAAATCCTGCTTGTCAGCATGGAACTCAGCAATTTCTTTTGCAAGTGCTTCAACAATAAATTCTTGTAGCTTTTCAAAGTTTTCAGCAACCATTTTCTGATCTGAATGTAGTTCTGATACCTCTTTTGACAGACTATCAACTACAAAACGTTTCATTAGATCAGCATTTTCACGCATTGCAACAGCATATTTTGCTTTTGCTTCTGCTAGTTGCTTACGGTCTTCAGAAAATTCAGCAATTTCTTCCGCTAGTCTTTCTTCTAGCATCTTGTCAATTGACTCTACCATAACTGATTTGTCGTGTTCGTATTTTTTAGCAAACTCTTCTCTCAGTTCAGCAGTAACTTGCTGACGGTTTTCTGTAACCTTAGCTTCCCAAGCTTCTTGAATTTCAGTTCGCACTTCTTCTGAAACTACATCGTTTTCAAAAAGTGTTTTTAGTGCATCCAACATGAAATTTTCTCCTTCTTATTGGAGTCGACTGATGATATTCACCAGCGATTCTTTTAAATATTTTTGTGCCTTTGGATCTTCTTTAGTTGCCTGTGCTAGTTCGTAAGCCTTCATTCCTCCACGTGCATTCATCATATGTTCGTAGATTGGTGTTGGGTATGCGCCTGGCGCAGAAGGCTGCGCCACGACATCTACTGTAATTATTTCAAAATCAGAAACGTTACCGCTTCCGTCTTCTGAAACGTTACCAGACCCCCTAGAGCTAACGCCAAGTTTGACGCCAGACTCTAGCATGGTTTTAACTAATTGTCCCATTGGGGTTGGTAGAATTTTTAACTTTCCGTATCCATTTGGGCCATCCATCCACATTTCTGAGATCATATGGCTTACTCTGTCTAAGTTAATGTTAAGGCCTTCTGGATGATCAACTTCGCCGAGAACACTGTAACCTCCGCTAATTTGTTCATTGAGAGTTTTGACAGCCCTACCAATCTCATTTACAGGATAAACACGCTGATTAGCGTTGCGGACACCGCCTTGTATACAAATACCTTTCATATACAAGTCTTTCCCTTCATTAGCAGACTCAACGACCATTTGTGCTGCGTCAAATGTCAAATGCTCTCGTAAATAGTTATTCATCCTATTACGTCCTTAATTACTTGCCAATAATTGGCTTAGCATTAGCTCCGCTTTCGCCTGAGCCTTTCTTTTCAGCACCATGTCCTTTAGGCTGTGCCTTCATTGACTTTGATGCTTTGCCACCTGGTACATTTACGTTGCCGGCATTTTCTTCACTTGTTGAAGGATTTGCTAGTCCACCTTGTGTACCTTCTCCTTTTGACTCTCCACCGCGTAGGTTAGCTGTTGTGCCTCCCATGTCGTTTTTACCAGCAACTGCTGACTTTGTGTTGTCACCGTTGTCGCCTGAGCCTTTCTTTTCTGCACCGTGGCCTGCAGAAACTTTTTCAACATACTCGCGCATTGTTTCACTTGCGGTTTTTGCTGATTCTTCTACTTCTTCGTCAGCTGCTTCTTCGACTTCTTCGTCGTCAGATTCAAAAGCCATTGCTTCTTCTTCAGCTTCTTCATCTTCGTCGTCGTCCATGTCCATGTCCATGTCCATGTCATCGTCTTCGTCGTCGCCGTCCATCATTTTTTCAAATTCTGCTTTTAGCTCGTCTAAGGCATCTTCTAGATCAACTACACGATCTTCTAATTCTTCATCGCCTTCGTCGTCCATGTCCATATCGTCTTCGCCGTCCATTTCAATGTCTCCCATCATATCGTCTGCTGGGTCAGCCATATCCATTGGATCTGCTTCAACTTCAAATTCGTCTAGATCAAAGTCTTCTGACATTTCTTCGTCATCGTCGTCATCTTCGTCGGCGGCTTCGTCTAGGTCTTCGTCTGATTCATCAACTTCTTCATCAGTTGCTTCATCAACTTCTTCATCTTCTAGCTCTTCAGCTAAAAGATTTTCATAAATTTCTCTTGATTTTTCTACCACTATTTCGTGGAAAAGAGTTTCTGCTGCGTCACGGTCTTCGTTGTCCAATAGCTCAAGCATTTCCTCAAACTTATTGCGATCAGTCATGATTTTTCTCCTATATAAAAATTTACCTGAGAACAGGTATGGCTGTCATAATGTATTTACATTATAGGAGAAAATATACGCAGAAATAGGCCTAAAACTGGCCAGTTTTAGTTTTTTAGAGGAAATTTAAGTAGTATATCTCTAAATTCCTCAGTATTTATGTGTTTGAGATTAGAAATATGTTGTAGTTTATCCGGAATAAACGTATAATCTACAGTTAATATTCTGTAATAATTAATATGTTTATGTTCTTTAATTGTTTCCATTGTTTGTCTTTCCCAATTTCCGTAATAGGTAAAGACATCATTTTTATTTTTGTAATTAGGAGTTGAACCGTATACATTGTTTAGTTTTTTATCTATACTAGCATAATCAAATCCAATAATAAAAATATATTCGTACTTCTTTTGACTTGCCATCCAAAGTGCAGTTGGACCGCTACTCCAACCTTTTGATGGATTAAAAAAGTTTAAGCCTTCTAGATCTTGATTTTGTTTTCTTGGATTTGTCCATACTTCAACCGTTTTCCATATTTCAGATTGATGTATTTCTTTAACCATTGGCGGATCAACAGCAATTAAATAGTCAGGATGATAGTCTCTATAAAGTGCATTACAACCGTAAACATCTCCATAGTTTTTTAATTTAGAAATATCAATTGAAATACGGCTTTTGCCGTTTCCTAAAACAAATGCAATAGACATACATTATATATTAATAAGAATTATATCCCAGCTTCAGCATTGGCAGCAATGCCATACATCTGTCTAACAAACTCTAATTCTTTTTCTTTTTCTTCTGTATGCAATTCGCTTGCTTTACGAGCACGATTAATCTGTCCTAGAGTTAACTTTGTTTTTCTTGTGTCAGTTTTTTTCATTACCGATTCATCGTCACCTGGACGGTATGCCTTATCTACTGTAGGCATTTCTGTTTCTTTATCAAAGTAATATAGCTCTCTAAGTATCATATTGTATTTATATCTGTACGTCTTGATTTCCGCCTGCACCACCGCCTGCACCTGCAGGTTCTTGGTCAGTTACTGATGTAGGTCCTTCACCTTCACCGCCTCCTAGTGCATCTCCTGCATCAGGAGCTACTGGATCTTCGCCGCCAATATCGCTTGCCATGTCTGATCCGCTTATACCTACACCTCTCATTGAAGTATCTGCATCATCTTGTGGCATAGTTAAGTTTTCTTCGTTTTCCTCTCTCCACAGACGTTCATTTTCTGCAATTTCAGAATCAGAAAGTCCTAAGAAACGTTTCATAGCAAAACGATTAGAAATATAAGGTATTGCACTCATTTGAGTATAAGTTGGAACTCTAGCATTGTCAAGTTCTGATTGACGATATGCAGCAAAGTTTTGCGGTGCTTGGAACTTAAGATCAAACATTGAAATATCAATGTTTACACCTTTTTCAAGCAAGTATCTTTTAAATTCTTCGTTAAAAACTTCTGCTACAAGACTTTGCAAGCGTTCACAGTATGTATTAAAGCGTAATTCTTGAATATAAGCGGTACCTACACGACCATCATTAAACTGACTTTGTCCGTCATCTGCTGCTGTTGGCAGATAACTTGAAGGTATTCTTAAGCCTCTTACAAGTTTGTTAGTAAAATATTTTAAGTCGTCAATTTCGCCTAAGTTAGTGCCTCCAGGTAGTGTTTCTACCTTACTGCCGCGGCCTTCAGCAGTTTGTGGGAAGAAGTAGTCTTCGTTGATTGATAGAGGGTTATATGAACTGTCTATGACACTTTTGCCGCCCCCTGACTGCGATGGGATTCTTCTTTGATGAATTTCCGTCTTGACTCGCTCCACAAACTGCATAGCAAGGTGTGAAGGCATGTTACCCACATCAACGTAGAATACTCTTCTTTCAGGTGCTCTTTGCACTCTGTAAATAATAATAGCATCTTCAAGCAATTCTTTTTGTTTGTAAACTTTAAAAATACTTTCTAATAAACTATTACCAAAAGGATAGTTGTTGTCTAAACCTTCGCTCAAACTTAAATGAACAACGTGTTCTGCATTAATTGCAACTTCGTTATCTGCATTTTGAAATCTACTAGTTCCTGATTCAGGACGTTGTGTTGGTCCTGCGGTTCCGCCAGTAAAGTAGCCTGTTCCACTGCCAGTTGTAGTTGAGTTAGTTATGTTAATTTTAGTAGCAACTAGATCTTCAAAATTTAAATTAATATCTTTTACAAAATATTGTTCAGGCTTTTTACCTTCGCTTTCGTTAACAATTATACGTGTTACTTTTGCAGGATCTACATAAAACCACCTTTTAGTTTCTGGATCTCTAATAAAGAACTGATCTCCGTATTTGAAAATGCTACGCATAATTCTAAAAATACGTGTATCAAACTTTTGTACTTTACACCATTGTTGCAAGTATTGTTGTAATACTGTTATTTCTGTATTTGTTGCTTTTGTTTTAAAATCTAAATTAAAAGGTAAATTTGATTCTTTATTTGATTGAGAACAAAATTCTGCAAGGATATCAAGTGCAGCATTAACTTCTGAGTCTTGATCCATTGTTTCATAGGTTGAATATCTATCAATACGGTTAGGAGCACCTGCATAAACATCAGGCAAATAACTGGAATAATTTGTTCTAGCAGGACCAGGTCCTGCTGTATTAGATCTTCCTAAAGGACTAA